AAGACTGCAAAACAATACGGGGCTTATTTCAAAACGCCCGTTCCGCGATCCGCATCACACCATTTCCACAGTGGCCATGACGGGTGGAGGCAGTTATCCACAACCAGGGGAAATCAGCCTTGCCCATAATGGTATTTTATTTCTGGACGAATAACAGAATAAATGCTTTAACCATTCGTACAGATTGATTATCAGCTATTTATGAAGAATGTTAAATAATGCAACCTTTTGCATATTTGGAAACTTACAGCTGTGAAAAGTAGGGTAGGCTGGGGTTTAACCGACTGTCAGCTTAAAATATTACCCCATTCCCCTTATCTGAATCTGGAATCACTACTTGAATACCTATCTTATCAAATACTTCATCTATGTTATTCATTAGTTGTTCACCAGTAGTAACAGCACTAGCTTCTTCTCTCTGTAGCCTTATCTGTTCATTTACCAACTCTAGCAGTATATCCATAGCATAGTACATATCATTACATATATCTTCTAGTAATGTATCTGCCATTAACCCATTAACTATACTATATTCCTTATCCTTATAACCTACTATACTAGTTGGCTCTCCATTAGTCAAAGGTGTAATATAATAGAAGTTCAATCGTTTGCTAGTAGGATGAATCCACTTACAGCCTTCCCTGTATATATCCCTAATACCTACATACTTCTCATCTAATAACTCCAGAAGGTAATTAGTAGTAAGTGCATTACCCTTTACTTTCATCTGATTCAAAGCCCCACCTTTATCAAAGTGGTTATAGAAAGAAGTCTGGTTCTTTACTAACTGGCTAGCAAATATAGTCATACAATTATCTATTTGCATCCTTATTTGCTGAATAGCACATAGATAGTTCTTAGACTGGCATAGTGTTATAAATCCATCATAGATAGTATTAGCTATAACTAAAGTGCCTAATGTAAAATGGCTTCTTCTAATACAATCTAATGATACCTTATAGGCTGGGTTATCTATACCTTCGATAGCATCCACTATCTTTCTTCCATACTTCTTATACTCCATACATCTTAAAATAAAAAAGGCTAGCCGAAGCTAGCCCCATTGTTTGAAGTTCTACCAGTTACTGACCTATCAACTCCTTCAAGGCTGCTTTATCATCCTCTGTAAGAGATTGAATGTAGCGATAAGCCTTAGCCTTTCGCATTTTAGACTCCAAATCGTCGCTTGGAATCGCCAGCACAGCTTTAAGATTGGCTATGTATAGTTCATATCTTGCGATATAAGTTTTACATTTAGCCGTAACCTGTTCTACAGTGTCGTTGTCTGTAATATACAAACCAACACCAAAAGCCTTACTTAAATCCTTGCGGTCTGCTGAAACCAATACTGAAAGAACATCCATCTGTGATTCTTGATTCTGTATCATAATATAAAAAGTTTAAATTATGCCAATACACTATTATACTGGCTATTCAGACAAATAGTGCTATCAGAATCACGATGCAAATGTACTACAAAGTAACCACATAAACAAATAGCCTGCAATCTACCACCAGACTACAGGCTAAATTTATTTACTTTCTAAATATCATCCGATAATGATAATCTACACCAAACAAGGCACCAGCAAAGGTACAAGTTTCACCAAAGGCAATAAGTACGCTGCTGTCTATTATTCCTAATGGTGCTACACAGAACCCTCCAATTAATAAACCACAGCCTACTATTACTAATACTGCTGCCGATATTAATTGTAAGTTTAGCTTATCTTCTTTTGTCATTCTGCTGATTGTTTAACTTTAATTTCTTGAATGGATGTATCTACTAATGCTATTACATCAGCCTTATTAGCTGCTGGAAGGTTATAGTTATAATTAACTAATCCCCCATCCAGTTCACAGTAGTTAGCATCACCGATATAGTTCATATCTTCAATAAGGTAGATACTAACATTATAGTTCATCTTTCCATTCATATCAATATTGAATGTACCTTCTAACTTCATTGTTCCATTATCTGTTACTACATTGTAATTTGTGTGCTGCATTTCGATAGTTGTAGCCATAGTTTTAAAATTTAAATGTGTTATTAATTAATCTATGGTAAAGATGGGTCTGGCATTGGCATAAGTGCCTGTATAGACCTCTGTAGCTGGTTATCAAACCATAAACATAGCCAGCAAATAGAAGATGTGCTATTATTATAAAGTGAACCAGTATATTTCTGTGAAGTAGTTTCATCATTAACTGTAAGTGATTTAGGTAGACCAGTAGCAGTAGCAATTTGATTGATACCTTTGTTATCCTTACATAGCTTAACTGAAATATTACTAATTGTACCACCTCTATAAGTAGAACCTACTGCACTAAATTGTAGTTCCCAATCATAGTACTTAGTATTACTTTCTCTTTGCTGTGCCTTAAAGATAATTTGCACCTTCTGACTTCCTGCTACTACATCTGCCTTAACTTGTATAGATGCCACTGGCATAGGTAAGGCTAAGAATCTATCATTAGCATTACCTGTATATGGTGAAGTAGGTGTATTAACGGCATTAGTTAAAAACTCATATACTTGTACTGTCTTACCTGCAAACTGTTGCATCTGTGTAGTCCACCAGTACAACTTCTCACTATACCAATAAGATTTAGAACCATCTGTTACTAAAGCACCTCTATGAAGGTTCAACTTACTTCCATCAGTACCATATACTGTATATATATCGTCTTTAGTAAGATAAGTTAAACTAGAAGTATCACCCCCTGGTGTACTGGATTCTATACCTGCTAGTGGTTTTTCATAAGAAGCGTGATTACTAGAAGTTACACCGCCTATATTTTGTACAGCACCATCTTTATAAGTAGCATACAAAGGCATAGCTGCACTATGTTCATAATTTCTAAAGTCACCCAATCTATAAGGGCTATTAGAACCGCCAGTAGGGTTATTGTATGTGTAGCCTTTATTTCCATTAGCCTTAATAGCACTTACTAATGAAGTAGGGTTATTTGCTTGCACTATCTCAATCCCATAGTTTCTATTCTTTAATTCTCCTAAAGTCATTGTAGATACAGTACTATGTATAGGCTTCCATTTACTCCACGGATTCACATTACTACTAGTACATAATCCACCTACATTTCTATTTGATATGCCTAATGTGTTTCCGACTAAACTTGTTGTTATACCCGAACTTGCTAAAGCCATATTATTTAGTTTTTATATTCTTTAATTCGTCTATCTCTTTTTTAAGGTCTATAATCTGTGCTTGTAATACTGCTACATATTGTGCATAGTTGACAGATAGATACTTATCTTCTGTATTATCTTCTATAACTAGTTCTGGATATAGTTCCCTTACTTCTTGTGCTATGAATCCTATACTATCCTTACCATCCTTCTTATATGTAACAGGTTTAATGTAACCCCTATTCTCTAATGGCTGAATGTCTGTTTTAAGCCTAATATCAGAATAAGCAGTCACTTCACCTGTAGCTGTAAGTGTACCGACTTTAATGTTAGTTGGTAATTTCAAATAAGCATTACTACCACCGTTTACACTAACCGCCGAACTGGTATTAGTAGCTGTAGCATCTTGGATATAAATACTTCTAGTAGTACCCCAATTTGCCGTAGTAATGTTAGCAGTACCATTAAATGAAGTACCATTAATAGTTCTGGCTGTCTGTAGTTTTGTAGCACTACCAGCGTTACCACTGATACTAGCACTACTAGTAATGAATCCTGCACCATTGGTTAACTGATTAGTGTTGTTTGGTATAGCTACACTGACTGCTGCACTACCATTAAATGACTTGGATTGATAGCCTGTAAAGGTTAATGTATTAGTAACCTTATTGGCTGCTGCTACAGTGGCACTACTTGTAATAAATCCACTATTATTAGTCAAATGGCTGGTATGTGTTGGTACATTTACTGTTACTGCTGCACTACCATTATAGGACTTAGTACCAAATGAACCTGCTGCAAATGATATAGAATTAGTAACCTTATTAGCTGCTGCTACTGTATCAGAAATATATGCCACATTTCTACTTATAGCTGCTGGTGCAGATGTAGCAGGTGCTACAGATTGACTACTAGTAGTATATGTAGATGTTCTCAAAGTAGGCGTTATAAATCTACTAACATAAAAGTTATATTTTGCCCCACCTCTAACATATACATATTCTGTAGAAGAATTTGTTAGTTGTCCCAATCCTCTTAAACAGCTAGATGTTCCAGCCCCCTCTTGATAAGCGTGTATAGTTCTTACTACTTGAGTCCAGCCCCATTGTGAACCATTAACTGTATAGTCCAGTATTAGAGCCATATTTTTATCACTTCTACTATTCCAAGTAGCATTAGCATTAGTATTGCCTTCGATTCTGATTCTTGTTTGTTGTGAGTTTCCAATAACCATAGTTACAGGATACCAAGTATTATTATTCAAACCAGAGGCATCTATTGTTACAAGTTTATAACTCTCAAAATCAGTATGGTTCATTCCATCTAACTTGTCTGAATTACTAGCGTATGGAACTGTAATATTATTAGTAGTACCATTTTTTGTCCAAGTAAGGTAATTGCCATTAGTTCCTAAAGCAGATACATAACTGCTATTATGATTATGGCTACTAGCCGCTTTACCATTTAAGGCATCTTGTAAACCACTAACATTACTAATTGAATGACTATGCGAACTGGCTGCTGCACCTACACTAGCTGCTGTTATATTGAAACTCTTTGCAGCACTACCATCATAAGCACCCTGTGAAGTACCATTCAAACTAATAGTAAGTGCATTAGGATTCTTTAAAGCAGAAGGAACTGTAGGATATGCTGGTAAGCTGATAGTATTTCCACTTATATTATAGCTTGTTGAACCTACTTTAACTGTACTAGCGTAATTGTGAGTATGTGAACTAGGTGCAAATGTAGATGGTTTACCACTTATTTCAGCCCAAGTATATGAAGGTTTATTAGCCCCAATCCAGCTTGGTTTACCTTCCAAGTCTGCCCAATTAGTAACGCCACCTTCACCCTTAGAATCAATCAATTCCCTTAGAATCCTACCTTGATTGGCTGAAAGTGCTGCATCTGTAGCTGTACTGGTTAAAGCATCTACTATAGTAATACTACCACTTCCACCAGAAGCACCTGCACCATAGGCTGAAATTTCCTTCTCACCGATTACATTCACTTTAACCTTCAAATCTCCATTGGAATCAAAGTAAAAAGCCTTATTCCAGTTAGTAACCACACCATCCCAATTAGTAACCTTAGCAGATGTTATTCCATCCAGTACAGACTTATTAGAATGTGTATGCTTCTTGCTGTTGGCATCATTCCAGTTGGTTCTTTCAGTACTAGTAATATGTAATGTAGTGTTACCTATATGTGCGTTAAAGTCTGTAGAACTAACTGCACCCAAACTAGATAAAGTAGGATAAGCAGGTAAACTAATAACATTGCTAGCAGCATTATAAGCAGTATTACCTACCTTAACCAAACTGGCATAATTATGTGTATGTTCAGAAGGTGTAAAGGTGCTAGGTTTACTAGTAATCTCATTCCAACTATAAGAAGGTTTTGTAGATGTTATCCAACTAGGTTTATCGGTTATATCTTCCCAGCTAGAAACACTACCTTTAGAATCTATCATATCTTTAAGGATTCTACCCATATTAGCACTTAAAGCACAGTCAGTAGCTGTACTGGTAAGTGCATCCACTATAGTTACAGTTCCAGTACCCGAAGTAGTTCCAGCACCATAAGCACTAATTTCTTTCTCGCCTATTACATTAACTTTTGCTCTTAAATCACCTGCACTATCAAAGTAAAACGCTTTATCCCATATTGCTTTATCTAGTTTGTTATTCCAACTAGTAAGATTGGTTTCTGTTATCTTATCTAATGTAGTCTTATTAGTATGTGTATGGCTGTTCTCATTCCACTTAGCTATATTAGCATCTGTAAGTGCTGCTGGCTTCCCTTCTATATTAGTCCAAGTAACCTTAGTACCATCACCATTAACCCACTTCTTAGAAGTTGCATCATACTTTAATATCTGACCGTCTGCCAGATTAGTCAGTGTTACATCTTCCAATTTAGATAATAGTGTACTACCACCAGTTCCAGCTTCTAATATCATCTCTCTTAATATCCTACCTTGATTGGCTGATAAAGCAGCATCTACAGCTACAGAATCCAAACCATCATAAATAGTAACTGAACCTGTAGAAGTGCTTCCACCACCTGTAGAACCTTGACCATAAGCAGTAATTTCACCTTCACCAATTAAGTTTCCAGTAAACACTACCTTTGATAAATCTACAGTATAAGAACCATCACCATTATTAACAGCAGGTAGAAAGTTCCCACTTAAAGAAGAACTTCCCCCACCACCGCCAACATTAGTAACAGCTACATTACTTACATTAAGTTCACCATTACGATAGGTCTTATTTATGTTTGTCCTTATAAATTGCATATTACTTCTTCTCTATTAACCGTATTTCCTGCTTACATAATCTATAATCTGTAGTAATGCTATCCACTATAAAGGTTTTATTTGGAAGATGGTTATCAGTCATAGTAGCATATACTTTAAACTTGTTCTGTAGGTTCAGATTCAGAATAGCAGAAGGTGTACTATATTGTGTTACTAGCCTATATATAAGATGTTCTTCCAGTCTATACATCTGCTTAGTAGCCTTATTATATACGTTATCCAGATAAGTAAAGCTAGTACTATCAGCACTATAGCAAACTGCACTGTAGTTACATTCCTTATTATCCCAAGTACATATAGCAAAATCTTCTGAATCCATCTCATTTACAAAGTCCTCGTTTATGATGTTACTGTATTCAGTATCAGAATCCTTTTCTTCTTCCTTCTGGAAGTTCTGAACTTTAGCCTGTATATCGAAGTCAGATAACCAAACAGCATCACATCTATAGCTATTATCTACTTTGTGTGGATGGTATAAAGTAAATGTAGGTTTGCCAGTAATTACTTCATTAGTATTAGGCATCGGAATAGCATAACCTTCACCATCTATCCCCATATTCCAAGTAATGTTATTTTTAACTGGGAATATCCTGTTAATACAATGGTCTGACTGTCCTTGATTATCAAAGTATAATTTGAATGTACTATCTGTAGTAGTCCACCTAGAACCATTCCAGTACATACTACCATACTTTAACTTACAGTCTATGTAAAGATTATCTGGGTTGAAGTCATCATTCTTGTTACTATACCCCTGCATTATATACATTTCAGATTCCCTATCCATAAATAGGAAGTTACCCTTAATAATCAGATAGGTAGAACCACCAATGAAGCTAACATTATTATCATTTACTTCCAGTTCAAACAATGGTCTTAGTTTACCATCATAAGTATTATGAACGTGTAACAGTACATAGTCTGTAAAATTAATATTATTGTACTTCTTATTAAAATCAGTAACCTTATCAAAGAAGGCTTTACAGATAGTAGCACCTACATAGTTCTGTGTAGTAGCATAGTTAATAGTAGAAGGTGCTGATACTTGTGCTAATGTAGCCTTATTGTAATAGTAGCATTTATAGTTGCTGTTCTTTAGATACTTAAAGAAACATTTGTGCATACCACCTTTACCATCTTCATTTACCTCCTGCACATAAGACCAGCTACCACCATAGTTAGTTAAATAGTTCTCATCCCAGATACTAGGTATAATGCTATCAAAGCTGTATAGACTGTCTTTAACAGTAACCTTATTATATACATTATCTAAGGATAACTGACCACCATTTTCAACATAATCACTGGCTTCTATCTCCTTAGACTGCTGTAATGTTACCTTAGTAGATGCTGTACTACCAATGGTAAACTTATAGTAAGTATTGATTCCATTCTTAATAGCATCATAATCCAAGAAGTAAACCTTATCACCATCAGCTACAGCAGTTACATTAAGGTACTTACAGACTTCTTCCAGTACTTCCTGCATAGTCATAGGTTCATCATCTTCATCAAAGAAGTTCTGCTCACTGATATACATCTTACTAGGTAAACAAAAGTCAGATGTAGCATTTAATTGTGTATTATCTGAAATATAGAAAGAACTATAAGCATTACATTTACTAAGCAGATGGTTTATAATCTGGGTAAAAGAAACTATATCCTTCTTACCGCCTATAGTGGTGTACTTATAATACTGTAATGTGCTAAGTGCATCTATGGCTTCTACCTCTATTTCTTCTAATTCATTCTCATAGCCTTGACTGTATAGATTGGGTGTTACATACCCAACCCATACAATACCACTAGCACTACTAAGAACTACCTTATTCTGTTGTGCTGTACTACTATACAAATCAAACTTATAATCGTCTGTAATCATTCCTATAGTAGCACTGCTATACTTACAAGGTTTATATAAATGTGAATCAGAAGTTTCTAACTCAGTTATGAATGGTGTAGCAGATAAAGTAATGTTCTGCACTTCTCCAGAACCTATTTCCAATGTGTATAGCTTCTCATTTATATCATAGAATTGTGCTGTATATTTCATCTTACTTTAGCTGTTTTATTATTGTAATTGGCTAGAACTCCTACAAGTTCCTTACCTCTAATCTTAAACTCTACCTGACCACCGCCAGCAGAACCCATAACCCCATTACCATTAAGCAGGTTAAACAGATTCCTTTGCTGTCTGTTATTAAGAATCATTTCACCAGCATTTACCCTAGCTAGGTTCATATCTCCAATAGTACTATTGCCAGCGAATATACCACCAGTACTAAAGGAAGGAATACTAGCCAAAGCTGCTACTACAGCCGCTGCTGCTGCACCTGCCAACAACCATCCTACAAACGGGGTTTGGGCTGCACTGGCTACACCACTGGCAATAGCTTCACCTTTCTTGGCTGTAGTTAATGCTACAATTTGTGGGATAGCTGCTGCTACAGCACTAATCAAATTAGCACCCCAACTTAACCAAGCTGCCGCACCTTCATTGGTCATATTGGTTACAGAACCCATAATAGAAGCTATAGCACCTAAACTTTGTGCATACTCATTATTCAGTTTGATATTCTTATTAGTAATAGGGCTACTAAACTTAGGAAGTGAAGTAGGTATTTCTGGCTTCACCATACCAGCCAAACCAGCAGGTTTGCCATCTAACTTACCAATAGGTGCATTAGGATATTTGTACTGGAACTCTATTACCCTCTTCTGTTCAGTAAGTGCATTTAGTTCAGCATTGATTCTTATCCTATCTTCATTACTAATAGCTAGGTTTAATTCCTTTCTTAAAGATGCTATCTGTGCATCCAGTTCTGCTAAAGAACCAACAGGAATAACAGGTTTTACAGGTAACTTCACTTCTACATTATTGGTAGTTCCTGTGAATACTTTAAATCCTTCCAAAGAATCGACTGGCTTAAATCCTTCCATCTTAGCCATACTGCTATTATATTCATTGGCTGTTTCATTATACTCTCTGGCTGTACTCTTTAATGCTGAATTTAACTGGTAATACTGCTGAATCTTTGCAGCTATATCTTTTAATTCATCATCATTATACTTCTCCAGCATAGTATGAATAATAAGATTCTGCTTCTGGGATTCAGCTAAAGCATCCTTCTGTTCTTGTGACCAGTCCTTTCTTTTAGCATTAGATTGATAGTTAGCTGTACCATTTTTAGCCCTAGATTTAACCTCATCCCTCTTAGCAGGGTCTAACAAATCCGCTTCAAATGCTTTAAGCATATCTTCCATAGTTACAGTAATATTAGCATTCGTTCTAGCTTCAACAGCTTTAGATGCTGAATTAATAAGTTCTTCCTGTAACCTAATGTTAGCTGCTTGTTGTTCCTGTAGTGTTATTCTCCATTTATCAAAGGCAGCATTCCTTTGGTCAGCAGGTGCAAACTTATTCTTAGCTATATATTGTGCATCCGCTATTTCCGACTGGCTCTTAGCACTGAATACACCATAACTAATTTGTGTGTTTCCTAACTGGTCTAATGCAGCATAAGCTTCCTTAGCCTTATCTATCATATCTCCCAGACCAGTAA